TGATGCTGGCCATCCGTTATGACTTTGAATCATCCGTCACCATTGGTGTGGATTGTTCCGCTTTAGGGTTTAGATAGCGTTGATAGTCTGAGTTGGTTTCGTCCATAGGTATCCACGCAATTTGACCATTTTCATCTGTTCGCTTTAATACTGAGGCAAAGCCTTCTGTTTGAATTATTTCGTATTTCATCATAGTTCTGCACTCGCTTCCAAATAGGCACTTGCATTTGTTGCAACCGCTACAACGGCTGATCCAGTTACTAGACCTGTCGTTGCCCAAGACACTAAAGCACCTCTACTAGTGGCGTTATATACTGTGCTAATTGTATTAACACCAGGATTTACTGTGCCAGCATACAAAGTGAAATAACTGCCACCGCTACTTGCTGCAAAAGTTGTTGTGCTTCGCATTTGAACTGGCAATTGCACAAATGTATAGGCTAACGTTGTTGATGCTGCAACACCTGAACCTAATACATCTTGTGATGCACTTGACCGCCAAAAGTACCTCTGACAAGCGGCTAATTCTCCTTGAAGTGTTCCTGTTGCAGTTTGGAAAGCGGTAGCGACTGAACCTGCTTCAAGTTGTACGCCCCAAATACCTGTTGTTGAAGTTTGATTTGTGGGCATATTAATATACAACTCAATGTAATCATTTCCAGCCGTTCCAAATGTTTTGCCTGAAACTGAAGGCATAGTGAAACTATATGAAAAGCGTTGCCAAGATGTTGTAACTGCCAAATTGCCTGATGACCAAGCCAATACTGAACCAGATGGCGAACCGCCTGTTCCGAAGTTTTGATAACCAACTGTTGTGATGTTGTAACTCGCTGAACCTTTAGCCCAAAATGAAACTGTAGCAGTTTGTCCAGCAAGTATTCTTGCGCCTTCAAGTCTTGTCTTTAACTGATTGTAAGAGTTACCTGAACCTGCTGCGGTAACTGCATATTGATAAAAATACTTGCCTTCATAGCCTGCAACGGGGGCAGTTCCTGGAGTAAAAGTCTGCTGAGTAAATGCCATTGTTTGTCCACCATTAGCAGCAACTAGAAAGCGGTCAGCCGTATAAGTATCGCTTGCAACTGTAAAAGATGTACCGCGTTGCCATACTTGGAAATCTCCATTAATTACTTGATTTTTGCCTGCGGCATAATTGCTTTGCCAGCGAAGTCCAGTCGTAGCGGAACTATCTGCTACAAGTGTGCTTCCGTTAGATCCAGCTGCAAGATTGTCGAAGGTAGCTGATCCAGTGCCGACGATTAAATCACCTTTTGCTGTGATTTCTGTTGCCATTGAATTCGTGATTGTGACGGCACCCGATGTGCCACCGCCAGAAATACCAGTGCCAGCAGTAACAGCAGTGATGTCACCGACGTCATTTGTAATCCAAGTAAAGTCCATGTCTGCGTTTGTTGTCTTTGAAAGTATCTGACCAGTTGTGCCACCTAATAAATCAGCCATTGAAGTGGCAACAGCTTGACCAAAGACTTCGAAATCTGCTGGTAAATCAGTCACCAAGTCCGTCGATGTCGGCATCTGCCAGCTGAACGGCGTTGTTGGATTGCTCATATCTGCTCCTTATGCGACGACTAGGGCATCTGCCCAGTCGAGTGTTGGTGAAATTGTGTTCCACTTTTCTAGCACTGAGACGTCTTGCCATTTCATGGCCTGAAGGCTAAATGCCAACGGTGAAAGCAATGCCGTCACCGAAACTGAATTGTATCCTGCACGGAATGTCCAACCCTCAACGAAACCCAGATAAGTTCCAGCAGACATGTTCAATGGTAAATCTGAGATTCGAAGTGGTAAGCCCATAAATATGTTAATCAGCGAATCGCGGTCAGAATTATCAAGCTCTGGATTGGTCAATTCGAAAGTGATTTGATTAAACATCGGCTGTGGGAATGCACGCAGAGTCAGATAAAAGGCGGCTTGGGCATCGGCGTCAGTGTGATTCTTTAGAGTCGTAGCGATGATTTGAGCCAATCGTCCATAAAGCCCAATGGATTCAGCGTTTTCGAATGGCGTCGTTTCATTGGCTGAATTAGATCCATACTTCAAAGTTATTGAATTGCGAACGTCTCCAGCTCTGGTGACGATTGAAATGCCGTTTGAAAGAGCTTGGGCAGCTGAAACATCGGTATATCCATTAGCTGCAAGATATTGGCTACGATGAGTTGAATCGGCATAGCTTATGCGTCCGTAAGCATCTTCATAAATATAACCCAGCCCGCTGGTGGCTAGAGACGAAACAAGTGAATAAATGTCAGTTCTATCAGCTGTACGAGCTGCAAGGTGGTAATTACCTGGCACGTCAATTTCGCCAAGTCCGACGTTCTGGGCATTCGCCCAAGTCTCTGTTGGATCATAGGTTGCCCACGTTAAAGCCGCTGGCACTTCAGACCAGTTATTGAGCAATAAATCCTGCAAGATATGCAGAATCTGAGTGCCATCGTGAGCTGAGGCAAGTGTGCCATCAGTCAGAGCTTTTGGAAGTCTAGACAAAGCTCCCAGAGCAATGATTGAAATCGTCTGATTGATTCCGATGCTTCCAGTGGCACTGACCGCAATAGTGCAATCGGTAATTGTGCCACCAAAGATGGGCGTGAAAGTTGCTGTCGAATCTTGTAATTCAATCGTGACTGAGTCATTGATTTGAATATCGACGGTAGTCTGTTCCAGATTTATCAGCTGAAGATTGACGTAGCCCGCATTGGCTTGTTCATAGATATTGACGCGCCCTGAAGTGATAGTCAGATTGGCTAGAGCGAAATTGGTGTAAATAGTGCCATTAATAGTTACACGCCAGACTGGATTCCAGAGCGTCATAAATAGACCAGATTGGCTGCACCATTCGTGCCGCGGTTAGTTGAGTTATTGAGAACATCTGTGACTGCACGTGCCGCAGCTTCAGTATCAGCCACAACAGCGTTGAAATATTGATTGACCACGGTAGCAGTTGAAAGCCCACCAGTTTGGGCCAATCGCGCGGCTGCTGCCGCTGCTCTAGCTTCATTCAATCGAGCTGTCTCGGCTTTTAATTCTTCACGTCGCAAGATTGCAGCTTGCATAGCTGGTGAATAAGCGTCCAACGGCGCACCCGTATAAGTTGGTGATCCGCTAGTCGGATTGAATCCGCCGCCAGTATCCAATCCACCTGGAGTGACAACTAAAGCTCCAGAATCAACGAAGTCTGATGAACCACCGACGGTCAAAGATTTAGAGTTACTACCACCAGTAAAGAAATTAGTGACAGGATTATTCTTTAAGAAATTGACGAATTCTTTCATCTTATCGACTGTGTTAGAAATAAATCCGACCAGCTTTGAGAATCCAGTAACTAAACCACCGACAATAGTTCCAATAGCTTGCAAGGCTAGCTTGAATGCACCGCCTAGTAATGGAGCTAGGTCATTCTTGATAAACTTCCAGATAGCGTAAAGGAAGTCATAGAATGGTTGCAATTCGTCAGAGTTAGCAGCCACGGCTTTTTTGATGGTATTGAATGCAGACGACAAGCCTTCCAGTATTGGCTTTACGATTGATGAAATTGCTGGGATGACTTCATCGATTAAGAAACTCCACCACTTCGTAAGGACTGGCAATAGATCATCGCGGATGACTTTGAAAATTGTGGCAAAGGCTGGGCCGAGCGTTTTGCCTAAACTATCTGAAAATGCAGTGATTGCAGGAATTCCCTTATTAACGAAATTATCCAGCAACGGAGTCAATGCATTAAGAACATATCCACCGACTGTTTCTTTGGCTTCATTGAATGTCTCTGATAGACGAAGCATCTTGCCCTGAAACGTGTCAGCTTTAGCAGTAGCTTGACCACCGAAAGTAGTTGCGAGAGCTTGCGTCACATCATCCATGGACATCGTTTTTAGCTGCGCAGCTGATAATCCGACGCCAAGCTTGGCTAACGCGCCAGAATTGCCCTCGTAGGCTTTACCAAGGGCATTAGAAACGGCTTCGAGTGACTTACCTGAACCCGCAGCAATATCGAGAGCTAGTGATTGAAGCTTCTGAGCTTCGCTGACATCTTTAGTGGCTCTGAGCAATCTCTCTAGAGATGGACGAAGCTGTTGGTCAGACACACCGAAAAGTAATTGATTTTTCTTTATCTGATCTTCGACAGCTGAAATCTGTTCATTGGTTGCACCAGTGACGTTGCCAAGTGTCTTAGCAAGTGATGCCTGAGCAGCTTCATCGGCAATCGCTGACTTAACGCCATCGATGAGCAGCTTGCCAGCGTAAAGAGCAGCGGCAGCACCAGCGGCGGCGAATGCCAGACCAGCCTTCTTGCTGAAATCGCCAAGCTTTGAGCTGGAATTTTCCACATCAGCGTTCGCAGCTTTGAGTGATTTGTTGAGATTATCAACGTCTCCAAGAATGGAGAGTTTTAGCGTTCTAGATCCAGTAGCCATTTAATCCCATTCTTTCAATATACGACTGAACGCATTTTCCCACTGGTTGATGATGTAAGGCTGTTCGGCACGCAGAGTTGGATAAATAAACCATCCACGTGATCCGCGGCCTTCTTTTCCAGACCAGACTGGGAATTGCTTAAATTTATTAGATCCGAATTCGTAACCGCCCCAAAGCATCTGAGTCGTGCCACCGCCAGATAATTTCTGCGATGCAAAGCCGTAAGAGATTTCACCAGTCTTGGCAGACTTAGAAACTCTAGATCCAGCGGCAATCATCGGCGCGACTTTGTTATTTGCACCAGCGGCAGTTGCACCAATCTTGCCTTGAAGATACGTTGCCAAAGCGTTTGATTCTTTTTTAGCCGATGCGGTAGCTTCTTCGTCCATGGCCTTGAAAGCCTTGTAAATGGCTCGTAAATCGCTTTTATCGTAAGCGATTAAATCTTCAGCCATTGCGCTTCTCCAGTATCTCCATGACGGTCATGATGTCGTCAGCAGTTTCGAAAGATTTTGGATCTAGACCAGTTTCAATGGCTAAATCCCAGACCAAGCGACTTAGGCTTCCGACGGGATAACTTTTGGGCTTTCAAGCTCACCCACTGAAATGTCTGCCACTGTTTCGCACCAGACTTCGAATGGCTTGACGGGCTTGCCCGCAGCTTCTCTTTTCATGGCGTGATAAGCCAGAAACATCAGATCACTGATTCCAAGCTTCTCTTGAACCTGTTGAATTGTGTTACCTGTCTTTTGTTCCCATTTCATCCATTCAGGTGGAAGTGCCACGTGTGTGACACTTTCGCCCGACGAATGTTCGATTGCTATTGCTAGTTTCATGCTCCCGATTTCCTATTCTTTAGCTGATTGTTAAGACTGGTGTAGTCACGCAAGTGAATGCAAGTGAAACTGTCTGAGCATCTGGTGCAGTACCACCTGCGCTTGGCAGAATTGGCTGCACGTTGAATGCGAATGATGCGCCTGTGTCTGCAACCAATACCACTGGAAGTGGTGTGTTAGGTGCTGACGTTGCAGCAGTCCATAGAGCTTCACAAAGTGATGAAGGTGCGCCCCAGTCTGCAAGCATTTCAACGGCGAATGAACCCTGTGTGTCTGTTGTGTAATAAGCCTTGCCATCAAGTGTCTGATAAGTGTTGATTGTTGAATCAACAGTCAGAGTCGCTGAAGTTGCTTGGGCATCGAAGTTATCACTGTCGATTGTGAAAGTGATGTCTCTGCCAGTGATGATTGTCGTTGCCATCTGATTTCTCCTAGTCGTTTTCCTGTGTGTAATAAGTCGAAACTGAAATGTCAGCCATTAAGAATGACCCAGTTCCCACGTTCATGATCGCTGGTCTTTCGACGTTGCCGACCACGTAACCCGATGGCATAGCACCGAGAATCTGAATGCAGAGCTGTTCTAAGCCGTCTAGTGCCCCTGCGTTGTTGTTATATGCAACCACGGCTGAAATGATGAAATTGATTTTGACCTTTGTGACTGCTCCATTGATGAGCAGACTTTCCAGATACGGTGAATCGCTAACGATCACGCAAGCTGGAGCGATGATTGTTTCTGGTGGAGATTGATAGACCGATGCAGTTACACCAGCAAGCGCAGCCGCTAAAGGTGCGCGAACCTCTGATTGGAT